TTGAGCAGCGAGCGCTCACGCGGCGCGTAGACGGCTTTCATTTCTTTTTTGGCGCGGGTGATCAGGTCGGGAAAGCCCAGCCGCTCCTGCCAGCAATCGAGCAGGATGATGTCCCTGCGATCGGAGCGGGGCGAGAACACGCCCCAGACGGCGCAGGCGGAATAGTCGGGGTCGGATCCCGAGCCTGTCTCTTCGGTGAATGCGGTGTCGAGCGACATGACAACAAATTCCAGCTCCGGCAGCTCGCCCTTCCAAAGCTTAATCCAAGACCGGCGGATGACGCCCATTTCTTCTGGGTTGATCACCTCGGCGTGAATTTCCTGTCGGCCGATCGTGGTGCCCTCGTATCGCAGGATCTGATCGCGGAACGTCGGCGCAAGGTTGGCGAGATTGGCATAGGTTGAGGCGCGCGTGACGATCACGTCCTTGCCTTCGCGCTTCAGCAGGTTGCGGATGATCGTATTGGGTTTGGGCGTGGTCGTGCAGATCAAGCGGGGCTGCGAGCCCAGACGCATGCCGAACATGAGCAGGTCAAAGGCCTCGTCGGCATATTGCCATGCAGCCAGCTCATCGAGCCAGCCGCCGTGGAACTGCGGGCCGCGAAAGCGCTCGGGCTTTTCAGCTGTGATGCCTTTGATGATCGAGCCGTTCGTAAGCTTCAGCTCGACGTCGGATTTGTTGTATGCCGCGACCAGATCGCGCGGGATGCAATTGAGCAGCCCCGATTCGCCCTCGAAGCAGACGCCGATCAGGTCGCCATATGTCGGGGCCGAGACCAGCCACCGGGTTTCTGGTTGCATGCATGCCCACGAGCCCAGCGTCTCTGCGGCCGTGCGTGTTTTGCCTGCGCCACGGCCGGCGAGCAGCAGCCAGATCGTCCAATTGCCGGGCGGTGGCACCTGATGTTCCAGCCGCTTGCGGATCCAGCCGAGCTGCCAATCGGCGATGATTTTCTCGACCGGCGTCAGGCGGTTCCATGCGGCGAGGAAATCAATTTCCTTTTTTGCCATTGTTCTCGGCCATAGCGAGGAACGCCATAAGGTTTTCGGTCGGGCCCGACGAGACCTCGACCTTCGCCTCGATATCCACGCGGTCGCCCCACTTCTTCGGACTGACCTTGCCAGCGTACCACTTGCGCGCGTCCATGCGGTTGCGCGCGATGGCGGGATCTTTCTCGGTGTCGGCGATCATGACGACCTCGGCGGCGAATCGCTCCTGCTGCAGCTCGCGCGCGTGCGTGTAGGCCTGAGAGAACTCCTCGTACTCCCTCAACCACCTGTAGACGGTGAATTCGCTCGGGCACCACTCTTCTTGGCAGATTGCAAAGACGGGTTTTCCGTTTGCGATCTCGCTACAGATGCGCTCGGCGATTTCGGTATTGTATCCGCTAGGTCGTCCCATATCGGCGTCCTGTTTGCTGGGTGCCCAGCCCCCGATGAAAGGGGGGCAGCGAGGGCTGGGCGGTTGTGCACAACGTGTGGATATTAGAGGGCTGCCATGTAAGTGGCAATCATCAGCTCCATGCGCTTCCGCTCTTCGGGATCCATTTTGCGCAAAGCTATGACTTTTTTGAGGATTTTCGGTTCGAAGCCATCAGATTTCGCTTCTGACATAACTTCCTTGATGTCGTTCTGGATCGCCTTCTTTTCCTCTTCGAGGCGTTCCAGCCTTTCCACAAAGGCCTTGAGCTGGTTGTTCATTAACTTTCTCCAAAACTGCTTGGGCATTTTCCAAGCACCAGCAGCACGGCTCTGCGCATATTTCGCCGGAATGAAACCCGCAAATCACTAGGGCAAGGTCGTACTGCATCACCTCTTATACCCAGCCTAAAAAAAATTGCAAAGACCAGAAAAAAGTTCTTGTACGCAAAACCGAATCATGAAACAAAGGTGTCAGACCAAACCAAAGGAGCCCAGCATGACCAAGACCGCTACCTTCTCCACCGGCTACACCGACACCTACAAAGGCGACCGCGACGTGCGCGCCGCTTGGCTGCTGACCACCCCCGAGGGCCGGACTTACTCTGGTCACTCTCTCAATCGCCAGAATGCTGCGAAGACAGCCAGCAGCACGGCCAGCCAGAAGTGCCCCTTCCATGAACTGGTCATGCACGGTGGCGGCCTGCGCATGCGCTACAGCTACACCCCTGCGGCGGCAAGCCGTTATCTGACAATCGCTAATGAGCGTGGCTTCAACACGATCAAGGCCTACAACGCCGACGCCAAAGCAAAGCGCGCTGACTGGGTCGCCCGCTGCAAGATCGAGATCGTCGATCTCTAATCCAACCGGGGGGCTTCGCCCCCCCACCACCAACCAGCCCAACTAAGGAGACCAAGCATGTCTATTTTGTCAGCCTACGCCACCCCGAAGAAGACGTTCCCGAAGGCCCGCAAGGGCGATGTGGTAGCGATCCGCTACGAGAGCACCTACACGAACGCCAAGACCTTCAAGCGGACCAAGCAGAGCTATTACAAGCTCGCCTACGCCACGAAGGTTGATCGCACTGGCCGCGTGACGCAGTTTCGCACGGTGACCAGCTACCATGACGAGCCTGTGTGTGCCACGCACTGGGTGTGCGTGATCTCAGATCCTGATCGTCAGGCGGCTGCTCGGGATCTGGCTGGGTCCATCAAGGAAAACTATTTCGGCGATGCCGACGCGGTGAAAGCAGCCATCCTCGACCGGGCCGAGGCACTTCGCTAAGGCAAGGCAAAACTGGTTATGCGCGCGCAAAACCGCGCATAACCCCTAGACCAGAAAAAAGTTCTTGTACGCCTCCGCGAATCATGAAATAAAAATACCAGACCAAACGGAGACCAACCCAATGACCCCTGAGACCTTTTACAACGAAATGAAGAAGATCCGCACCGAGGGCCTCGTCGTGGCCGCGTTGCACCTCGCTTCTGCGCCGCTTGATGACGAGCGCCAGACCCAGATCGACCTGATCATGCTGATCCTGATCGACCGCCTCGACCACAACGATTTTAACAACCTCTGCGGCGAGATCGAAGACCTCGTCGCAGCCTAATCAACCAGCCCAAGGAGCCCAGCCATGAACCTCGACCGCCCCTGCCGCACAGTCGCCGACGTCAATAATATCCTCGCCCGCGCGGGTCATCCCGAGCGCCTCTTCAAGGGCGAGGGCTATGTTTACTGGGCAGAGGGAACGGCACCTGCGTGGGACGAGACAATGATCTACGTCTACCGCCTGTCAGACCTGACCATTCGCGAGTACCTCGAAGACCACAACGCCCGCGTCTGCAAACATCTTGCGGACGACTTCAATTACGTCGGCAGCCGCCACCATTACTAATCAACCAGCCCAAGGAGCCCAGCTATGATCTTCGAATTCGACGAACTTCCGATCCGCATTGAAGACCGCCGCTTGTGGGCGTCGGGCAAGGTGTACGTTGAGTATACCTACCATCCTGCCCAGCGTGATGTTGGCTATCGCGCCGGCGTCGAGATCGACGGCCTGTGCGACTGGGACTTCACCCTGACGGACGAGGAAGGCGACGAGGTGTTCCTGTCTGAGGAACAGGTTATCCCTCACCTGACCATCGCTGTGCACAAGTGCGACCTCGAAGAAGAAATCATGGACCGCCTGTAAAAAACCAGAAAAAACTTCTTGTACGAATCAAAAATCTCGAATACATGTAAGTCATAGACCAAACGGAGACCAGCCATGTTCATCGAAAACGAAGCAGCCTACGAAGCCGCCATTGACCGCAACATCCGCGAGAACCGCCGCAAGGGTGGCGAGAAGCGTTTCCGCGCCGCGTTCGAAGACGCGCAGGCCATCATCGACTTTGTCGAGGCTCGCGTGTCTGACGCGCAGGTTGAATTTTACGCCAAGTGGGGCCGCGCTTTGGAAGACGCCTCCTTCATCGACGCCTGCTATGCCGGCCTCAAGACCTTTGGCGGCCTGACCGAGAAGCAGGCTCTGGCTGTGCGCAACATCATCGCCAAGAACGCAGAGCGCAAGTCAGCCTATCGCGCAGAAGCCTTGACCAAGGTTCACGTCGGCACCGTCGGCGAGCGCCGCGAATTCACGCTGACGGTTGTTCACGTCCACGCTTTCGAAGGCCAGTTTGGCTATGTCTTCATCAACATTCTGAACGACGCTGAAGGCAACGTGGTGGTCTACAAGGGCTCGAAGGAGCTGGGCGAGAAGGGCACCACCCTGACGCTGAAGGCGACCGTCAAGGAACACGGCGAGCGCGACGGCGTGAAGCAGACCATCATCGCCCGCCCCTCACAAAAGTGAGGGGACCAGAAAAAACTTCTTGTACGAATCAAAAAGATCGATATTGTCAGTACCAGACCAGACCAAAGGAGACCAACATGACCGACCACATCGCAGACCGCTACGCCCGCATCCACGCCGAGTACAACGCAATCAAGAAGCTTTACGAGGCCGCCAAGGCCGAGGCTCTTGACGCCTGCCTCGACGCCGCTGGCGAAGACCTCAAGGCCTACGTCGCTGGCGAGGAGTTTGCCCTCGACTACAGCATGACCCCCGTCAATCAGTTCTCATTGGAGAAGGCGAAGGCTTTCTTGACTGAGGACCAGCTTGCTCAGTGCTACACCCAGACCACCCGCCAGAACATGAAGCCCAAGCTTCTCGC